TTTGGGATCTAAAGAATGTAAGGCTGATAGACTAAACAATTTTCTAAAAGAAAATAGTTGTGATACATTATACCTTGTTGGTGATATTATTGATGGTTGGAAAATACAACAAAACAAATTACAATGGAAACAAAGTCATTCTAATGTAATTCGTAGATTTTTAAACTATAGCAAAGATGGAAGTCGTGTAATCTATATTGCTGGTAATCATGACGAATTTCTTAGACCATTCATGCAATACAAACTTGCATTTGGTCGAATTGAGATTCATAATCAATTCGAACATCTAGGTGTAGATGGAAAGAGATACCTAGTAACGCATGGTGATCTATTTGATGGAATTACTAGACTTGCACCTTGGTTAGCATTTTTAGGAGATAAAGCATATGACTTCATTCTTTCACTCAATAGTAAGTTCAATTGGATACGTCATCGTATGGGTTTTGGGTACTTTAGCCTTAGCAAGTTCCTTAAGCATCGAGTAAAGAAAGCTGTAGACTTTATATTTCAATTCGAAAGAAATCTTGCAGAGTATTGTAAGAAACGTGGATTTGATGGTGTAATATGTGGGCATATACATCATGCTGAAATAAAAATGATTGATGGTATAATCTATATGAATGATGGCGATTGGGTTGAATCGTTGACTGCATTAGTTGAACACATTGATGGTAGATGGGAAATTGTCACATATACTAAAGGAGATTCAGATGTGGTTACTACTTCTGATAGCAGTGCATACGACGAATCCAAATGATATACCGGGAAGACTATCTTTAGAGTTTGAAACAAAAGAGTCGTGCGAACAAAGTTTAAGCACTTTAAAATATTGGTTAAAGTTTGACTCATTTAAGGTAGAAGGCAAATGCGTAAGAAAATCTTAATTGTCACAGATAATTTAAAGGATCAAATAAATGGAGTTGTCTCGACTTTTAACAATATTGAAATATGTGCTGATTTTGATGGGTACGATTTTGTTTATATTGATCCCAGGGAGTTCTCTTATATTGATTGTCCTGGTTATGCTGAAGTTAAAATCTCTTGGCCTAGAGGAATCGGAAAAAGAATTGCAGAAATTAATCCAGACCACATTCACATTGCTACGGAAGGGCCCATAGGTTTAGCAGCAAGAATCTGGTGCGACATGAATGGATACTTTTATAATACAAGCTATCATACGAAGTTTCCAGAGTTTCTCTATACACTATATAAGATTCCAACTAGTCTAACATATCGTTATGTTAGATGGTTTCATAAGCACTCTGGCAAAGTTTTAACTACCACACAATCTATGGTGGACGAATTAAAGACAAGAGGCTTTAGAAGTGATATAATCCCATGGACTAGGGGAGTAAATAGAGAGCAATTGAATCCATCAGTAAAGCACTTGAAAAAAATAGTTCCAAAGATTCTTTATGTCGGTAGAGTTTCAAAAGAGAAGAATCTAGACGATCTTTGCCAACATCAAAATGAGTTTAATATTGTTATTGTTGGTGATGGTCCGTATAGAAAAGAGTTAGAGAAGAGATATAGTAGAGTAGAATTTGTTGGATATAAAATTGGAGTTGAGTTAGCAAATCATTATGCATCCGCAGATGTATTTTGTTTTCCGAGTAGAAATGACACATTCGGAATTGTAATGATTGAAGCTATGAGTCTTGGAGTTCCAGTTGCTGCATATAATGTTACTGGACCAAAAGATATTATTGTTAATGGATTAAATGGATACGTTGGAAATAGTTTATACAAATGCATTGAAGATTGCTTATATTTGAATAGAGATAAAGTACAAGAGTCTTCGAAGAAATGGACTTGGAAAAACTGTTGGGATATTTTTAAAGACAATTTAATTGGAGCAAGATAAATGTCGAAATCAAAAAACATTATGTTAGGAAGGGACGAATTTAAACCTTTCAATTATCCATGGGCATATGACGCATGGATAAAGCATGAGCAGTCGCATTGGTTACATACCGAGGTTCCAATGGCAGAAGACGTAAAAGATTGGAAGAAGAAGCTAACAGAACAAGAAAAGTCATTTCTTACACATATATTTCGATTTTTCACGCAAGGCGACATTGACGTTGCTGGTGGTTATGTTGGAAATTATTTACCATATTTTCCTCAACCAGAAGTAAGAATGATGTTGCTTGGCTTCGCAGCAAGAGAAGCATTACACGTTGCTGCATATTCGCATTTGATTGAAACTCTCGGATTACCAGAAACAACTTATAGTGAGTTTCTAGAGTATCAACAAATGCGCGAGAAGCACGAATATCTTTTAGACATTTCATCAAAGAATGGAAACAAAGGTTCAACTGCAAAGCACATTGCTGTATTCTCTGCATTCACAGAAGGAATGCAATTGTTCTCTTCATTCATTATGCTATTGAACTTTCCAAGACATGGTAAGATGAAAGGAATGGGACAAATCATTACATGGTCGATTGTTGATGAAACACAACATGCTGAGTCCATGATTAAATTGTTTAGAACTTACATTGAAGAAAACAGAGAAATTTGGGTTGATGAATTAAAATCAGAGATATATACTATCGCAGAGAAAATGGTTCAGCTAGAAGATAAGTTTATTGATTTAGCATTTAGTATGGGTCCAATGGAAAATTTATCTTCGGAAGACGTTAAAGAATACATTAGATACATTGCTGATCGTAGACTTATTTCGCTCGGTATGAAGGGAATCTTTAAACGTAAAAAGAATCCTTTGCCTTGGGTTGAAGAAATGATCAATGCGCCGACACACACTAACTTTTTTGAAAACCGTGCCACCGACTATGCAAAGGGTGCATTGAGCGGTAAATGGGATGACGTATGGGGTAAAGCAGCATGATCACACTTGAAACACTTGTAACATTAGCAAAAGAAGTCGAAATGGAAGATCCAATCGATTGGGGAATGCTAACCATTAATGAAGAAGATGCATATCGTTTGATCGGTGCATCTATTCTAGAAAAGTTTAATGAGCCATGGCAGATTGAAAATCAAGTAGCAATGCTCGCAACAATCACAAAATTAGTTGTCGAGAATTTCGTTCTAAATTTAAAAATACAACAAAGAGAATAATATGGCATTTCTCGTAGCAAATCTTCCTCCAGTACATTGTTATGTTAGGAAAGAATTTCTTTATGACTTTGAAAAGGGATTTTTTGAATACGAACCTTGCATTTGGGTTTCTCTTAAATCAATTCGTGGACAAGCATTTCGTATAGAAGCGTATCTTCCGAGATATGGTGCGCTATATGATAAGTTGCCTCTTCATGCATATGTTTCGCGAAATAAGAATTTAGATGCTAAGAAGTTTCTTCCTTTAGACTATCTTCAAATTTGGGATTGCTTTAGTCATGATATTACTGTGATTAAGAAATCATTTCTTTCGAATTTAACAGCAAAATTTTACGCAAAGAATAAAGAATGGTATAGTGGTGGATATCTATTCACTGTAGACAATGGTGCTCCAGACTCAAATATTTTGGATACTACATACGCAGAATGGCCAGAAGACCACAAGTCTTTTAATTTTATCGAACTAGATAATGGGCAATATGCAGCACAACCAAATAATCGTACAATATTTTTGGATGCAGCTTCGAATCCTAAAGAATTGAGTTTTCCTGACTTTAAAGTTTGCACTAAGAAATATATTGTCGAGCAGAATTCAAAATGGGCTTTAGGTGACACCAATACAGTTACTTACGAATAGAGAGGGACACATATGTCAAATTTTATAGTTTTTTGCGAATCATGTGATGCGGAATATAAATTAGTTCCGATGGGAGATGAGTTTAGAGATCCACCAACAGTATGTTCTTTTTGTGGATCAGATTTAGATGATAACAATGCAGTCGATAGTCAAGAAGAATTAGACTTTGATGAAGACGAAGAGAATTGGGAAAAACTAGTCGAAGAATCTTTTGAAGAGAATTCAGAAAATTGGGATGATAATTGATTGTTGCTGGAATTGATTATTCGATGACTTCTCCAGCGTTATGTGTTTACAATACAGAAACTGGAGAATTTTCATTTGATAATTGTACATTCTATTTTCTTACACAAAGTAAGAAGTATGAGATAGACACAGAAAACATCCATGGAATGCTTTTCGAATACGACAATGAAATGCAGAGATATGATATAATCTCTAGTTACTTTTTGGATAGATTGTTGGAGAACACAGTTGACAAAGTGTACATGGAAGACTATTCTATGGGATCGAAAGGTAGAGTCTTTCACATTGCTGAAAACACGGGAGTTTTAAAATATCGTATGTGGAGTTTTGGAATGACGTTTGAAGCAGTTCCGCCTACGGTGATTAAGAAATTTGCAACTGGAAAAGGAAATGCTAACAAAGAACGTATGCAAGAAGTTTTTGAGGAGCAAAATCAAGTAAGACTAAAGAAAGTATTCAACATGACTGAAAAGCAATGGAATCCATCTTCGGATTTAATAGATGCATACTACATATGTAAATATGGTCTGAATAACACACTACAATAAGGTACATTATGGAAGATGATAAGCCAATCTCACTTTTTAATTTTAACGATAACAAAAAAGCAAGACCATCTAAAGCAGTAGCGCAATTACACACATTCTATCTTACTGGTCATATTGGAAGTCCAGAAGAGTATATTGAGTGGTTTGAGACAATTCGAAACGCATCACCAACAGACATCGTAAAAATTCACATTAACTCTCAAGGTGGCGATCTGTTTACTGCGATTCAATTTTTGAGAGTTTTAGCAGAAACATCAGCACACATCATTTGTTCCGTAGAAGGCGCTTGCATGTCTGCTGCAACTATGATATTCTTACCAGCAGATACACATGAAATCTCGGAGCATTCTATGTTCATGTTCCACAATTACTCAGGTATCACTATGGGTAAGGGTGGTGAGATGTACGACAACATCACCCACGAACGTAAATGGTCTGAAAAGATTCTACGCGGAGCATATGAAGGATTCTTGACCGAAGAAGAAATCAAATCTATCTTAAACAATAAAGATATTTGGATGAGCGGTGAAGAAGTGGTTAAACGATTGAAAGGCAAAAAGGCGGAGAAATCTGCTAATAAAACTAAGGTGAAAAAAGATGACGCAAAACCAGAATCAGTTGCAGACAAACAACCAGCAAACGATGAACCAACAAAGCCAGTCGCAAAACGATCAGCAAAAAAACAATGATACTGAAAGTGTTTTTCTAATATCTTCAGCAATTCATGCAAAGCATGGAATATATGACACAGAAACTCGATTCAAACAAACGATTGAAACTTGTAAGTCTATTAGAGAAAGATGTGATGCAAAAATCATCATTCTTGACGGAGGATATCAAGAATTAACTTCCGAAGAAAGACATGAGATTACGGATTACATTGATGAATTCTACACTTTTAGTGGAGAGGAGATTGTTCAACAAATTCAAAATATTCCAAATCACGATATTGTAAAAAACATGATTGAAATTGTCATGTATGGTTCCTTTTACGATAAAGTGTGTCAAGAAGGTTGGAGAGACAAGTACAAACGAATCTTTAAAATGTCTGGACGATATACTTTAAATGATACATTTAATTATCAAAAGCATATGGATGCTAAAGATAAAATTATCATTCGTGGCCCATTCACTAGTCAATTCAATTCAGACACAACTGGTGGAGTGTCATTGCAATACATGTCACGGCTTTGGAGTTTTGACGCATTTCTCTTGCCATACATTCGTGACATTTATGTTGACATGTTTAGGAATATGAATAATAGACTTGCTCAGAAGGGCTATATTGATATTGAACATTTGCTATTTCATCATTTAGATCTTGCTTTAATTGAAAATATTGGTAAACTTGGTCTTGATGGAAACATTGCACCAAATGGAGTGAGGATTTCAGATTGAACTATAAAATTTTTCAAATCTGCTTTGAAAAGGATCAGATCGAAAGAGTTGATCCTTTATTAACCCCATTCGACAATACGGAAAATCTTCATCCAGAACTTAGAGAGTATCAATCATTTAAAAGAATTCACGAAGAAGGTCATACAAAAGAATTAGATGCTTGGGGAGTGTTTGGTCCTAGATGGAAAGAAAAATTGCGTTTTGATGCATCAGTTATTACTAATGCAATTGAAAACAATCCGGGTCATCATGTTTATGTTTTTAATCATGCTAGAGTTGTGGATGCATTGACGCATAACGTATGGGAGCATGGTGAAGTCTTTCATAAAGGAATTCAAAAAGTGACTGAAGCAGCATTGAGATCTGCTGGTTATGATGTTAAAGTTTTGAATGAAGTTATGGGAAGAAACGTTTGCTTTTCAAGTTATTTTATTGCAACCAAAATCTTCTGGCGAGACTACATGAATTTTCTGGAAGATATGTATTCTCGATTTGAAGATTTGCAAGGTGATGAAGCAAGAATCTATAAATCATCCGCAAACTATAGTAGAGATAAAGAAGTCACAATGTTTCCATTCATTGTTGAAAGGTTGTTTTCTACTTTTCTTCATCTAAATAAAGAATACAAGGTTTATAGCAATCCTTATGACTATTCTGTATATCAAGTTCCAGAATTTGAAAGTATACTCGAAACTCTAAATCATTTGAAAAGACAGTCTATAGAGACTAAAGATTCGAATGCATATAAACGTTGGCGTGGTTTAAGAGAACGTATTTTGATGGATCACCCTAGAGTATTTCATTTAGATTGATTGCTATGAATAACATTTTCGGACCTACAATTAATTGGATCAGAGATGATTACAAATCAAATCGCATTAGGTTTGTTATGGAGTTACTTGCTTGGGCTATTAGTATTGGGTGTGCTGCTACGATGGCTGGAACAGTACCAAACCCTCCACTTATGGCTCTTTATCCCGCTTGGATTACTGGTTGTGCTATCTATGCCTGGTGTTCTTGGTCTCGCCGCTCATTTGGTATGCTCGCTAACTACCTTCTGCTTGTCACCATTGACACCACTGGCTTGGTAAGAATGCTTTTCTGATTTGACTTTTTTCATTGGAGAATATACTATGATAGTTGAACTCATAAAAGATCCAGAAACAGGAGACTCGATTCTTCCGCTTTCTGATGAGATTTTTGAAGGATTGGGTTGGAAAATCGGTGACACGATTCAATGGATTGACAATAAAGATGGGAGTTGGACTATGAAGAAAATTGAAGAAACTCAATTGGTTCTTGTTGAAACTGTTTCTATGTTTCGACAAAGGTATATGGTAGAAGTTCCCGTCGGTATCGATGAACAAGGAAACGATAAGTCTCTATGGGCACTTGATACAGTAACTTGCAATGACGCGAAAGAATTTAGTCAAGAGCATTTGGGTGAAACAATTGTTAGTCATCGAGTTGTTTCTAGAAAAGAAGCAATGACGCTATGCGATACGGACAATGAATATGCAAGTAATTGGAATGATGATATGAAAGTAAAAGCATTCTATACTTCCTGGGAAGATAAAGAATGAAAGTTTATATTAATAAGTATCGCGATCATTGGCTATCTCCATACACGGTTTTGGAGAAAGTTTTCTTTTGGAAAAAAGAAATTGATTATGATGATCCAACGATTGTTAAATGGTCTAATAGACTTGAACCCGCAAGCAAAGCACTTCTAAAGTTTTTAGATTTTGTGCATCCAAAAATTAATTATATAAAGATTGACAAGTGGGACACTTGGTCAATGGATAGCACACTTGCACAGATCATTCTTCCAATGCTCAAGCAATTAAAAGATACTAAGCATGGTGCTCCACTAGTTGATGATGAAGACGTTCCAGAAGAATTGCGAAGCACATCAGTACCCAAAAAAGAAGATGACTATGGTATTGATGACAATCATTTCAAGCGTTGGGATTGGGTTCTTGATGAAATGATTCAGGCATTTGAATGCAAGTTGAATCAAAATTGGGAAGATCAATACTCTACTGGCGAATGTAATTATGTTTTCGTCAAAGATGAAAGTGATTCAAATATCTCAAGAATGGTAGAAGGTCCCAATCATACTATGAAAACAGATTGGGAAGCACTTAAAGCGCACTCAGAACGAAATAGAAACGGATATCGACTCTTTGGAAAATACTACGAAGGTCTATGGGATTAATAAGACTTTCTGGAATCTATAAATAATTGATAGGAAGCGTCAATCCATTTATTATTAAAATCATTTTCTGCGTTGATGAGACTCTCTAAAAACACCTTATTTGCATCACCCGGAACAAACTTTTGAACGAAATCTCGTTTTGAAACTTGAATCCAATCTACAAATGTTTTTAGTTCAGAAACTGTTGACATGATTCTTCCTTTTTAAAGAATGTCTATTATTTATTAGGGAGAAAAGATCATGGAATTTCTAACAGAAGATGTAACAAAACAATTGCTACCAAAAGTAAAAAACTTAGAAGATTGGCATGAGCAGTTATTAGATGTTCTGCCTCAATACGAAATCGACACACCAAGTAGAGTTGCAGCATTCATTGCACAATGTGGACATGAATCAGCAGGATTCACAGTTCTACAAGAAAATCTAAATTACTCTGCGGATGGACTAAAAAAGATTTTCGGCAAATACTTTCCAACAGCAGAACTTGCAAAGAAATATGCAAGAAAACCAGAGATGATTGCAAATAGAGTTTATGGAAATCGCATGGGTAATGGCGATGAAGACTCTGGTGACGGATACAAATATCGAGGCAGAGGTATCGTACAAATTACTGGTAAAAACAATTACTCTAAATGTTCTATTGCACTATTTGAAGATGAAGCACATTTACTAGAGAATCCAGACTTGTTGCTAGAGCCACACTATGCAATACACTCTGCATGTTGGTTCTGGAATGCTAGTCATCTAAACGCATTAGCAGACTCTGGCGACATAAAGACAATGACAAAGAGAATCAATGGTGGCTACATAGGCTTGGAGGATAGACTCGCACATTACAACCACGCACTAGAGGTTTTAGCATGACAAAAGGTGAAAATATGAAAATTGATAGTTGGAGCGCAGCAATAGGTTTGATTCTTGGATTTGTTTCATTGAGCGTGATTGTTTCAATGTCAACAATTTTTTCAATAAATGTTCTATTTGGAACTTCAATTCCTATTGAATTTGAATCAATTGCTGCAATGTCTTGGTTGAGTTTTATAGTCGGCGCAATTGTGAAAGACGTTCGAGGAAAATAGATATATGTTTTATGTCTACGGAGCATACAATAGCAAAGCGACAAATAATGTCGAAATGATATTATCAATGTGTAGAAGACCTTATAAGGTTTTTATTCTGGGTGAAGACTATACGTTGCAGCAATTGCTAAGATTGATTCCAGACACAAATCATTTGCCACACATTTACGACGGACTGGAGTATATTGGTGGTGTGCGGGAGTTGTTTGAATACCTGAACGTCCACGTCAAGCAGCAGTCTCCCGGAGAACGTGGGGTTGACAGCGAAAGCGGAGCGTGATACTATACTGATGAGGTGAATATTTTATGGAGAACTTGATGAAAAATGACGGCTTATATTATCAGATTGCAAACAACGAATCTGAGAAACAAGTATTCCGCGATTGGCTAAAAGCACAATTGAAACATGGCGAAGTTATTGTAGAATTTTTAAAGAAAGATGGATCGGTTCGCAAGATGACTTGCACATTGCAAGAGAATCTAATTCCAACGAATTTGTTTGCAAAGAAAGTCGAAGATGCTCCAAAGCGAGCTGTACCTCAAGAATCGATTGCTGTTGTAGACTTAGAAAAGAAAGAATGGCGAGCGTTTCGCTATGATTCTGTCCGTTCGGTTTCATTTAACCTTGGTGATTGATATACACTATGAAATTTACTAAAGTTAATCCTGGTGCTGATTCAACCCAAATTGGTAAAGAGCCAACTTGGGTGGCTGGTCAAACCTATGAGCGCATTGATCTAATGCGAGCATTGACTTGGTATAACTATTTTTGCGATAATAAGCAAGCAAAGAACTTTCTGGTCGATTACATGACAAGCGTAAATCGTCCTAAAGATGAAATTGCATTGGTCGTTGCTGAAGGCAAAATTCCCAATCAAGTTGGTTGGATTGCGCGAATGCTATGCATGGGCTATGTTCCACCTCCAGAGGTGAAAGAGCGATTCGTTAAAGAATTTAAATCGATTCTCGCATCTGCAAAGAAACAAGTTAAAGATACTGTAGTTGCTGTACAACCAGTCACGCCAGTACATACTGTATCGATTCAAGATCGGATTAAAGAAAAAGCAGAAGATGAAGTTGGTGAAGTCGAAGGGCTCGTTGATGACTTCATTACTAATGGATGCAAATCATCAGTTGATGTTAGTGCATACTTCAAAGGTAAGAATCTTTCTACGGTTGTGCTAAATCGTATGTGTGAATTCTTCATTCGAAAAGCTAAAGAATTCGAAGATG